ATGCCTGCATCAGAAGAGGCCGCAACCGGGATAACAAACTCGGAGTCCGAAACCCTTGAAAACGGACATGACAGCGCCCGAGGGCAGGCTCTGGAACCAGACCTCGATCGGCTTGCCGGCAGCGGCTTGCGGCAGGGCCTCGGCGATCAGCCCGCGGAAATTGTTTTAAAAGCCGTCTGTGCGGCGGGTCTTTCTTGGGATGGAACGGGCGCGGCTGCAGCCGGGTCAGCTTCATCTCACGCAGCCAAACGCCGATCGTGTTCTCGTGCACCGTTACAGAGAAGCGACGCTTCACCTCGTCACGCAGATCAACGCAGCGCCAGCGCACCACGCGGTCCGTCTCCAGGTCCGGTCCCTTCACCGCCAAGGCCAGCAGTTCCGCCTTCTGCGCACCATTCAGCGAAGGCTTTCGCCCGGAACGCGATCCAGACTTCAGCCCCTCGATCCCCAGATCGTTATAGCGTCGTACCCAATCGCACAGCGTCTGCCGGTCCATACCGTTCTGCCCCGCCGCTTCGCTGCGCGAGACACCCTCCAGCACAAGGGTCAGCGCCAGCAGGCGGCGAACCTACGCCGCGTCACGCTTGCGCGACGCCAACCTGCGCAATTCCGCACCCGTGTGCTCCAGCCGCGTCACCTTCAGACCCGCAGACATCTCGGCTCCCGATCCTCGTGCATAACCAAACACACAGAATCATAGGCAAGCCGCGTCGCGGAACCTGCAAACGAGAGTCAAAAATTCCAGGGGTTGGTATTAGCGCGCAGGAGTGGAGTTCAGACCTGCTCAGTTCCCGAATGGGTTTGGGTGGTCATGCCTCTAATGTGGTCAAGGTCACCACCCCTCCCGAAACAATTCACCATCAGGGTTACAAGTTGCCGGCTAACCCGCACCAAGCGGCAGCGTGGAAGAGGTCCGCAAAAACTTCCTCGGCTAAGAAAAAAAGCCTTGCCCACATACCCCAGTTTGGCGTATAGATACCGGCATGATGGCGAAGCGGGCGCAGCGCAGCGGTCGGTTCTGAGCTAAACTATCTGATTATCTTATCTTTGAGGCCCAGTTGGCGATGCAGATTCCTGCTTCGGTCAACGGGATTTCCCAGGAATTTTAGCTTTTACTGATGTTGAGTTCGCTCCCCGATCCTCTCGGCGTGGCAGACGAGACACCATTGCGCGATGCGGTCCGCATCAGCCTGACTGAATGGACGAAGTGCGCTCTTGGCCCCTTAGATCAAGCCCCGGCGGCACATCATCATTTGCTTATTCGCGAACTGGAGAAAATCAGCGACGGCACAAACGCTCGGCTCATCGTCCTGATGCCACCGGGCTCGGCAAAATCGACTTACGCATCGGTTCTGTTCCCGGCTTGGTGGTTCACCCAGCACCCGGGTAGTTCGATCATCGCCGTTTCGCATACGGCCAGTTTGGGCGACCATTTTGGACGGCAAGTCCGAAATTTGATTTCCGACCATCGCACCCGCCTCGGATATGAATTGGTGCAAGACAGCCGTGCCGCGGGTCGCTGGCAAACCACACGTCGCGGCGAGTATTTTGTCGCCGGGGTTCGTGGGCCGATCACGGGCCGACGAGCTGATCTCGCCATCATCGACGATCCAATCAAATCGCAGGCTGATGTCACCAACACGCGACAACGCGACAAACTCTGGAGCTGGTTTCGATCCGAATTGCTCACGCGCCTCAAGCCGGACGGCCGCGTGGTTCTGGTGATGACTCGTTGGCACGAAGACGATATCGGAGGGCGATTACAGGAGCTTGATCACGCCGAATGGCGTATTCTCAGATTGGCCGGTTTCGCCGAGGATGACGATCCTACTGGTCGTCACCCGGGCGCTCCTATATGGCCAGAATGGGAGGACGTGTCAGGGTTGCTCCGGAAGCGCTCGTCGGTAGGAAACCGGTTTTGGCTCTCGATGTATCAGCAATCTCCGAGCACGACTGAAAGTGGCCTGTTCCGTTCCGACCGCATCGATATCTTGAGCGACGCACCCGAAATTAAAAACGGTCGTATCGTCCGAGCATGGGATCTAGCGTCCACCGCGGCGACCAACGGCACCGATCCCGACTGGACGGTGGGGCTGAAGCTTCTGGCTGACCCCGCGGGCCGCTATATCGTATTGGATATCGTTCGAGTACGCGGCAGTCCGCACGACGTCGTGACAACGATTGTCTCGACAGCCCAGCATGATGGTCGGTCGGTTTCCATTGGCTTGCCAGAAGACCCGGGCCAAGCAGGTAAGGCTCAGGTTGCCTATTTTGTCGGACTACTTGCCGGTTACTATGTAACCTCATCTCGAGAAACCGGCTCAAAGATGACGCGCGCCATGCCTGTCGCCTCACAAATTGAAGCCCGAAACGTTGCATTGGTTCAGAGTAGATGGAACCATGCATTTCTGGATGAGTTGCGCGACTTTCCTGACGGTCGTAAGGACGATCAAGTCGACGCGCTCTCACGAGCGTTTTCTATGCTGACTCAGTCTGGATCCGCTTCTCGTCGACTCAATACGACGCATCTTTCGCGTTAGCAGAAAACCACAACAGCTTTCATGGCCAGCCTGCAACAGGAACCAGATGTTCGAAACGATTTGTGACTCCATTCCGCATGACGGTGATTATTCGCCGCGCACGCGCTCTCTCGATATACTTCGGCGAGTCCTGAATGGCACATTGTACGACGTACTGCCATATCACTTTCACCAGGAACGCGCGAGTGGTGGTGAATACATCCCGCTGCGAAATCGACGCCCAAGTGTTCGATATGCCCTCTGCCGCGTCGTAGTCGAAGATAGCGTATCACTTCTGTTCAGTGAAGGGCATTTTCCTACAATCGACTGCCCAGATCGGTCAGTAAGCGCCTTCCTCGCAGATGTCGCTAAAGAAACACGTCTTAACCAGGTCATGATAGATGCCGCAATCCGAGGCTCAATCGGATCCGTTGCTATCCTGTTAAGGCTCCTTCGTGGTCGCGTGTTCCTCGATGTCCTTGATACCTTTTACCTCACGCCGGTTTGGGATACTGAAGCTCCTGACGAGCTAATTCGAGTAACCGAGAAATACAAGGTGGCCGGCCAAACACTCGTAGCGAACGGCTACGACATCCCGGATCCCACAGGTGATTATTGGTTCATCAGGTACTGGGATACGCAGCACGAGACATGGTTCATCCCGACTCCGGTTGGTGAGGCTATCGAACCCTCGATCGACCCTTCCCGCAGCGTCCGCCATGGTCTTGGTTTCGTTCCGCTTGTCTGGATCCGCAATCTGCCAGGTCCTTCCGCCAGTGGAGATCCCAACGATGGAGCATGTACATTCCGGGCGGCGATAGAAACACAAATAGAGATCGACTACCAACTCAGTCAAGCGGGCCGCGGGCTAAAGTACAGTAGTGACCCCACATTGCTGATCAAAGAACCCGTCACAACGGACGCCGAAATTGTCAAGGGTGCCGGTAATGCCCTCGTGGTGAGCGAAAAGGGTGACGCGAAGCTGCTAGAGATAGGAGGGACCGCATCCGCTGCGGTGATCGATTATGTGCGTGTATTGCGTGAAATGGCACTTGAAAGCGTGCATGGCAACAGGGCCAGTGCGGATCGGTTAACGGCAGCACAGTCCGGTCGAGCCCTGGAACTACTAAACCAAGGGCTTATTTGGCTCGCAGACAATCTGCGAGTCAGCTATGGCGAGGGTGCACTGCTCAAGCTTGCCGAGATGATCCTTCGCGCGACGCAGCTCTACCCGCTGAACGTGATAGGCACTCAGATATCTGGCCTGGATCCTACCGCGCGACTTTCGCTCAAATGGCCACGTTGGTATGCTCCGACCGCTGATGATCGCCAAAAGGATGCGCAGACGCTGTCAACGCTCGCAACCGCGGGGCTCATCAGTCGTGAGTCTGCGGTGAAGTCGCTCGCGGATACCTACGACATTGAGGACGTACCCGCCGAGCTCACCCGAATCACCGGAGATCTTGAATTGGACAGGGAAGATTAATGTCACACGATACTCCTCCGCAGGAACCAACGCGTGACCCGCTCGAAGAGCTGCGGGCTCGCGCCGAGATGCTCGAACGTCAACTTGCGGAGGTGCAATTGCGTACCGACGCGCGGCTCATCAGGGCTGAACTTAAGGCTGAGGCAATTCGAGCAGGGATGGTGGATCTCGACGGCCTCAAGCTCATCGACCCTTCCGACGTGAAGCTAGGCGCTGACGGCGAGGTCGAAGGCGCCCCCGCGTTGATGATTCAACTCAAGAAGGTCAAGCCATGGCTGTTTGGTGGTGCATCGCTATCCAGCACTGCGATACCACCTCCCGCTCAGCCGTCCCGACAAAAATTGGCAACAGAAATGACTGACATCGAATATCGCGCCGCTCGTGAAGCTATCTTGAAAAGACATGCGTAGACACATATCGAACATCTGATTGATGGTTCCGGCGAATACACTGACAAATTGGGGAATTTCTTTAAATGGGTATCCAAAATTTTCCGGCCGCATTGCAGCCGATTATACAGCAGGGTTTTCTGGAGCGCGAGTTTAAGCAAGCGCTCCGCTCTCGTCTCGGCTATCGGGCATGCGCGGATCGCGAGGCAGTCGCAGTTGGCATTGGTGAGACCCTCACTAAGACACGGGCTGGTCTGAAACCGAGTGTGACCACACCCTTGAGCCCGAGCACCAATACGAATCTCGACAACGGGTTGACGCCTACTGCTTGGGGCGTCGAGCAGTACACGATCACCATCAATCATTACGCAGCCACGACTGACCTCAATATGGTCACTAATCGTGTAGGTATCGCTTCACTGTTCCTTCAAAACGCTTATGTAAATGGTGAACAGGCAGCGCGCAGCTTGGATGAGCTGTCGCGGAACGCACTGTTCAACTCCTACTTTGGTGGTAACACACGTGTGCGCAACACGCTGACCAGCGCCGGACCGGCGGTGTCTGTTGACGATATTCGCGGCTTCCAGAATGCGTTTGTGAACGGAGTGCAGCAGGCGGTCACCAGTTCCAACCCGCTCACTGCTACGGTCGGTGCCAACGCCTATACACTGGTCGCAGCAGTCTCGGATACTACCAATGTCTCAACAGCACCAAACGGTGTCTCCGGTGTGCTAACCTTTTCGGGGAATATCTCGGTAAGCGACGGCACCGCTGGCAACGCAATCGTCGCGGCGAATGCGTCAGTCATTGTGCGCCCCTCGCAGCGGCCCAGCAGTTCCGCCTTGGTTGCAGCTGACTTGCTCTCGATGTCCAACCTGCTCGACGCAGTCGCTAAACTTCGCCTAAATGCGGTCCCGGAAATCGATGGGGCTTACAATTGCTACCTTGATCCCATCTCAGCCCGCCAGTTATTTTCGGATCCTGACTTCAAACAATTGTTTCAGGGCGCTACATCCACTAATCAGGTATTCCGCAAAGGTATGACAAATGATTTCTTAGGATTGCGATTTATGCCAACGACGGAAGCCTTTGTTCAGCCGCATCCGACTCTCGCCGGCTTATTGATTCGACGCCCAATTATTTGCGGCCAAGGTGCTTTGATCGAAGGTGCCTTCGCCGGCATGGCGGCCGAGGATGTTGCGCCGGCCGACTCGATCGTCACCATGGTGGATGGAGTGGCGATGGTCACCCGCGAACCAATAGATCGGCTGCAACAGATTATTGCGCAGTCGTGGTATTGGATGGGAGGTTATTGCACTCCGTCTGATACAACTACCAATCCGGCAACCATTCCGACCGCCACCAACGCTACATTTAAGCGTGCGGTAATGGTCGAACATATCGGTTGATCAGGTAAGGACCGAAACAGCTATGGCCACAGGATCTGTTACGCCGTTTCGGCCAACCGGAACGATCTCTTTCAATGCCAGCACCACTTCCGCCAGCGTCCAGCTGGCCGGAGGTGGTGATTCTGTTATAGTAACGAACGCTACCTCATCTCTCGCCTACGTTCGTTTTGGCGCGGATCTGTCCGTGGCCGCGTCTATGTCCGACATGCCAATTTTACCGAATGCTCGTGTCATGCTCGCGGTGAACAGCCTAATTACATATGCTGCCGTCGTCTTGGCTGCGGGCAGCGGCTTGGTTCTTTTGACACGCGGCGATGGATCCTTTCTGTGACTTCATTTACTGATGCCGAGAAGACGGATATCCGTCGATATTGCGGGTATCCGGCGTATGGTGCGGCACCCGTAGGGTTTCAAACGTGGAGATTTTACCAGGTGTATGGCCTATTGGAATTTCGCATGAATAATCTCTCTCAGGCAGAGACAGGCATTGCTCGGCGATATCTCGTCACGTTGCATTGCCTTGAAGCGGCAGTCCCCCGCTCCGGCGAAAATCTGGACACGGATCAAGCCGCGGTGTGGACGCACAATCGTGATGAAACACGTGACCGCACGCGCCTCTTCGACAGTTGGTGCCGTCGGTTGTGCGGCTTTCTCGGTATTCCCACCGGACCGGCGCTGATCGATGGCAGCATCAGTCTGGTGGTCTAAATGGACGAATCGCGACTTCAGGATCGGATCCGTTGGGGCTTAAACGTGGCGGCGCGATCGATCGGATTACCCACGGATGCTTATCGGCCTTCTGGCCCATTTGAGCCGCAGTGCCCCGCTAATCGCTTTCTTCGCCTGCACGCCGCGTTCTGCAGCGTGCGCGGTGGGTTTGATCGGCCAATTGAATACGACCACCCGCTTTGGAGTGGCATCTTCGACGCTGCCTATACCCGCGTCGGAGATTACTTGGTCCAGCCGAATGGCACCTGGTTCGTAGCTGCGCAGCAACCCCTCCTACCGGTCCTGTGTGTTCGGGCAGATCGGATCGTTTCGTTTGTGCGGGCAGCCGCACCCACGGCGAGTGGTGTGAACACATATGGCGGTGTCACCGCCGCCACCAATACGTCCCTTCTGACTAACTGGCCCGCCAGCGTCCGAACTGCCTCGTCTGCGGGGCCTTCGGCGGCCGCTCTACCCGGGGACGCATCTGTGATCTATTGGACTGTACTGTTACCTGCATATCCCAAAGTGGTCCTTCGCCTCGCCGATCTGATGACTGACGATCTGGGTCGAAATTCTATCGTTTCGGGTGCAGAGTTGACGGATCTTGGTTGGCGCCTCTCGGTTAAGCAGGCCGCCACCTGATGGCAGACGAGTCAGATGTTGAAACGGCCTTGGTCACACTCTCTTCGGCAGCCCTCTATCCAAATGGCACGAACTCATCCAGCATTCCCGGGCCCGATTGCCGTATCTATCGTGGTTGGCCAAACTCGGCAGCGTTGGACGCAGACCTCACCGCTGGGCGGATCAATGTCACTGTATTTCCTGTGCGTGGCCACGCGCGCACCACAACCCGCTACACCCAAATCTGGTCTGGCACGCCGGCGCAGCCTACGCTAACTGCGTCGGTAACGGGTACCTCAGCGACATTTGGTGGATCTGCGGACCTTGGCCAGGTCGCCGGACTGCTCGTTGATGGCGAGAGCTACGCTTATCGCACACAAACTGGCGACAGCCCAGCCTTGGTTGCAGCTAATTTGGCAACACTCGCTCGAGCAAACGCAATCGTTCAATTGTCGGGGCCCACACTAACTATTCCTGGTGCCGGCAGGCTGCACGCCCGTGTGGTCGCGGACGCTTCGGCCCAACAGGAAATTCGACGACAAGAGCAAATCTTTCGCGTCACCTGCTGGTGTCCGACACCGACATCACGCGATGCGACAGCTATTGCTGTAGACCTCGCTCTCGCACAGTCCAAATTTATTAGCCTGGCCGACGGATCGACAGGGTGGTTGATCTATGCTGGAACGACAGTGTTCGATCAATCTCAGGATGCGTTGCTCTATCGACGCGATCTACTCTACCAGATTGAATATCCGACTATCGTTAGCGCATTACAGCCGGCGATGTTGTTCGGAGATTTGTTGTTAAACGCGGCTAGTTCTATAGCCTGATTCCGGGGGACCCATGAACACCCGCTTGATCGTAATAAGATCATTTGATGGCCTCGCCCGAGGTGACGCAGTCACGGATCCGACACGCATCGCAAAAATCCTCAATAGTGAGTGGGCGCATTCGGTCGTGTGCGTTCTTGTAGCACCCGAGAAAGGGGATTGACGTTTATGCCGATCTTTCAGCAGGGCAGTATCAACACCACCGCATTGGTTGTGCCAGATCTTTATGTCCAGATTGTACCTCCACAAAATCTTGTATTGAACGGCGTCCCAACAAATGTTCTGGGCGTAGTCGGCACCGCGTCGTGGGGGCCTGTCGGTCAACCCGTAATTGCGGCCACGATGGCCGACTACGCCAGCAGCTTTGGACCCATCATTGCTCGCCAATTTGACATGGGGACGCAAGTCGCGACGGCAGTGCAGCAGGGCGCACAGAATTTCCGGTGCGTTCGGGTCAGTGACGGCACCGATACTGCGGCCCAAGTAGCCGTATCGGCAACAACTTTTACGTTCACCGCGCTATATACTGGGTCACTAGGAAATCAAGTGCTGCTTGCATTAAGTCCTGGCACACAAGGAGATACCTGGCGCTTGACTGTAGCACTACCCGGCCTTCAACCAGAAATGTATGACAACATTGGTGGTTCGGGAGCCGCATTTTGGACTGCACTTGCGGCATCGATTAATCAGGGACAGGGTCCACAGCGTGGCCCCTCTCAACTTGTCGTAGCCAGCAGTGGTGGGGCAATAGTCGTGCCCTCACCGTTTGCCACCACACTCGGGGCTGGAACCGCGGGATCGGACGGCGCCACGGCGGTGACTGCGAACCAGCTTATAGGTTCGGTTGTGCCGCCTAGAACTGGC